AACACACAGAAAAGCGAAACGAACAAATCAAGCCAACAAAAGCAATTAAAAACTCGTTCTTTACAAATTCTGATCATTTGTTGTTTTCCCTGACTTTGATGTACACATCGATTGGGTCGTTTTTTACAATTTCGTCAATTGCTTGTTCAATAATCGAATCTTCTTCTTCATTCGACAAAGTGTTTTCATCAATATGTTCGCTTTCAACAATGTTGTTGTAAACGCGACTCAAATAGTCTTGCGAATGATAGCCAAATTCGTTATCGCAATCAAGCCATTTGACATAGTCATCAAACGGATTGAACGGGTTGTCTTTTGTACTTAATGCATACCTTGCCATATAGCTCATCTCCTATTAATTTCACTAATAAAGCCTATAAACGATGGTTATTTACATCTTCCCATTCAGATACTTGCTGACGGTAGATGTTGATACTCCAAGAGAATCTGCGATTTCCTGAAGGGTATAGTCATTTGCTGCCATCTGCTTGGCTTTATTTTCTTTAGCTCTGGTAAGAGATGCTGAAGGTTTCGGTAATGCTAAGTCTCTGACCCGATCTTTATCTGCATATTTCAGAATTTTCTCAAGCTCTGAATCATGAATTGCTCCAGCCTGTATAGCCTCGAATTCTCTATCCGAAATATCGATAGGATGCCTCTTAGCCCCTACAGAAGCTCTAGCTTTTACAAGTTCTTTTTGAGCCTGTTTCTTTACTTCCTTCCGGTTGCTTGCAAATTCCTCATCCTCATCTTTCATTTTCTTTATCACAGAGTTAGCGATGAACTGAGCTTGTCGTTCTCTTGGCTTGTTCAGTTCAGCAATGAGCAGCTGTGACTTCAAATGATCGACTTCTTTTGCATATTTCTTTGCTGCATCCGGGTTATACTTTAATGTCCCGGTGGATACATATTCTTTTCTTGCTGCATTGGCCAGCGATTTCATATGATTTGCATAATTTGCATACAATTCCTCGACGGGGTGCCCTGAAGATAGGGTACGGGCGTCAGGGGTTTCCATCATCTGGCTAGATTGCTGGGTTCGCATTTTTTGCTTACCCGTCTTGGGGTCGGTATAGTAAAGACGATCCGAAGTCTTGTAAATTAATTCACCAGTCTCCGGATTAATTCTGGGAGTCCCCTGTCTCTTCGGTACACTAACCGGCCCCTTAGCTCTTGAAAGAATTGTTCCAGCGCCATATCCGATGTTTCCATCATCTTTTATATGCTTCTGGTACTTTTCTTTTAATGCAGCAATTCCGTTTTCTTCATAACTGGATTGGTAATCCAATTTATGTTTTGCGGCATCAATTACAACCATAGAATGCCTAACAGCTCTCGCCAATTCGTCTGGTGTTGCACCCTTAATAGTCATATCGGTAATCAAATTCGATACTTTACCCATTTCAGTTTGGGTATTTCTCATAATTTTGAATTCATGACCATTACGATAATAATGCTCGTTGCCATTTGAATCAGTTTTAACGTCGTCAGCGCCATATTGCATTTTCGGTTCGAATCCAGCTAGACCAGCCAAAGGTTTCTTCGACGTGATCTTTACTTTACTGAACGTACTATTGCATGGAATGACAAGAACTGTATCACCATCGAAATCAGCACCCGAAAGAATTCCAGCATTCTTTGCATTAATTCCAATAGCATCAACAGCTTGTTTCGTTATGGTTGACGATGCTTCTTTATTTTTGTTGTTAACTTTAAGAATCGGAATTTCGAACGTTCCACCATGCGGGAACCGGATAAGAGCAACAGTTTCGCCATCGTGATACTGAGGTGCGAATACTTCGTTGTCTTTTAAAGATGGGACCGGAAGAATGACTTTATATGACTGTCTTGGAAGCGCTGCAGCTTTTAGGTTCACAGCTGCTTTATCACAATCCTGCGCGAAGCTCATAAGCATATTCTTTTTAACAGTTGGATTTGTGATGGACATGATCTCTTTGTACTCGATGTCCTTGCCTTCTTCAGACATTTTCAACTGTTTTTGAATCAGCTCTTTCTTTTGCTTCGCTAAGAACTGCGAAGGAAGCTGTTTACTCCATTCGCCCCAATCTCCTTCGTCAGACCGTTTGTTAATCAACGAAAGCTGCTTCTTTCCATTTTTGTCGTAATAGTACGATTGGCCACCATTTTTAGATGACGGCTCTTTTGGATCGTAAACACCTTCTTTGATCAACGATCCGAATGGATTTGTTTGATCAACGTTTCCATCCTTATCGGTCTTTACAGGTTTCAAGACTTTTCTCATCGGTGTGCCAGATGGTTTATTTGTGTTGAACAATACGTCAACTCCATCTGGAAGATTATCTGAATAGACCGCCATGCCTTTCAAATATCTATCGCCATCAACGAGAATTCGAACCTGTGCGTAGTGAGATCCACCAAGATCCAGGTCAGGAACTCCTCTTCGAAGCTCTATTACTCCGTCCTTTTCAACGCCGCCTTCGTCTCCATAACGAATTGCTAATCTTTTCGAATCCATCGACTTCGGAAATACCCACTTTTTGTCATAGGTGTCACCGCCATCGTTGGATACGTAATCATTGATTGGCTTTATGTTCTGGAAATCGTAAGCGGCGCTATGAGGAGTTCCAGGTTTTGCAAGACACATGAATGTTGTTTGCTGTGCTGAATTCGGATTTGTAACCTGCGGTACTCGTCCTCCGTACTTCTCATAACCATCGAGCTGTGCTAGTGCAATAGCCTTGCTAAGTTTCTCTTTGGTTATTCCAAGTTCTTTCTCAACACCGTCGCCAATATCAATAATGCCTTTTTCGTCAGCCTGCTTCTCAAGAAAGTCGGCGGTTGCACGTGAAGCTTTCGTTGCCGAGTCATGCTTCTTTCCTAGAAGCGCACGAACAGATGACTCAGGCATGTCAAGCTTCTGCGAAATATCATTGTACGTTGCCCCATGCTCACGCATCGATTTGGCTGTTGCAAGATTACGTGCTTCACGCTGTGCTTTTGCGATCGACAGCTGATCTCTGAAGGATCCTGTACTCATACCCATTGACTTAGCAATTGCTGTGTTTCCGGTATAAGTTTTGTTTGTTTCAGGATCCGTGAAGGTGAATCCTTTTGTCTTCTGTTTTTCAGAAACAGCTCTCAAGAATTCATCGACACTGTCATCGTCCTTAAGGTTAATACTTGTCTTGCTTTTCTGAGATCCATACTTAACCCCGGTTAACTTCTCTGCACGAGAGATAAGATCACCTGTTCTTTGGTATGGATCTTCACCTGAACCCCACGGATATCTACCAGATCGTCTGGGCATGCCATAATGCATCAGATAATCTTCGTTTTTTGTTTTCCGCATAGCCTTAGCCAAGTCTCGCGGACTAAACCGGTCAAATATCATACGGCATCCCTTTCTATCTTGGTAACCACATTGTTAGCATGTACAATTTTATCGATGACGCTTTTTAACTCCTCAGCTGTTGGAGTCAAAATATCAACTTCACCGAATTGATAGATACGTAGCTCATGATCAATTGTCTTTGGATCCACCTTGTATTCAAGGCAGTACAAAGCGTCATAGATCAAAAGCTGTTCGAAGTGAGCAGGAATCGCGCCAGTCTTCAAATCATGGATTCGAAGAAGTCCGTCTCGCATACACAAAGCATCAGACGTTCCAAAGAAGTCTTCGGAATAATAAAGACGCTGCTCGGAACTCATTCGAAAACCGATCGCGTCGTTAATAAAAAGAACGGCAGTTTTAAAAACTTCGTTTGGAATATACTTAAGCCCATCAATCAACTGGACACCGTATATAGAAACTTCGTCCAGTCTCTCGTCATAGTATTTCTCAAACAGACGAGTTTTTACATCTTTGCGAACCTCTTCTGCCGAAGTTACTTTCGAACCGGATTTAATCCGAATGGACGACCACTCATGGATTTCGGTTCCAAGAGCAGTTCTTCGAAGATTCTGAACTCTGGCAATCAGTTTATCGTCGTCATAGTTTAACCAGGACGGCTGGCTTGGACTAAACGTTGCGTGAGCATCTTTTATTTCCAGATGCTTGTTCAAAGGTTTGCTTAAGTTCATTCAGTACCTCCTCCTTATTCTCGGGATAGACGAATCTTGCAAACGACATGTCATTCATTTGCGAAACTCGGTATTCCTGATTTGGTTGCTTATGTGCTGTCTTTGCTTTCTTGCATTCAAGCGCAGCCCACTTGTTCTGATACAGAACCAGGAGGTCCGGTGTCCCTTGAGGAATTCCAGGATCTGATGCATCCAGTTTCATGACGATGCTTCCTGGGAACATCTCTCGAACGTCCCGAATCAGCTTGGCCTGAAAGTCTCGTTCAAGTAGTCTGCTCATCTTGTGCTCCTTTCTGAATTGGGCGACCAAAAACGAAAGAGAAGAAAGATCGCGTAAACTCGCGTTTTTATCTTTTCTTCTCATAACAGTCCCTGTAAATCCTGCGGTTCACAAATTTGAGCAAAAAAAAGAGGACATGCCATTTTTGGCGCATCCTCTAATTCGGTCATTCTTCTTTGCTTTTCCGTTTCTTAATCTCATCGGCAATCGTTGTAATGAAAATATCAATCCGGTCCTGACGGGCTTTCATTCTTTGCCCGATCAAACAGAATCCAATGACGATCGAACCAGAGATTGCAAATAAGCCTGCTCCAAACAG